CGACAGGTGCGGATGCGCGTTGAGGGCAACACTGACACGGATTGGCGCGTAGGAATTATGCGAGTGGATGCACGGCAAGGCGGTCGGCGATGAGAGTTGTCCCGCCGTTCACAGAAGATGCACGCGCATGGGCAGAGAGCATTCGCCGATTTCTTGGCAAAGCACTGAACCAGCTTGACGCAAAGGATCAGTATTCGTCTGCGGCAGAAGATGGTGTTTTGCTTTGGGATCGTGTGAATGGCTACCCAACTGTGTCCAAGGATGGTGAGTTTCGCCAGATCGTGCTTGCCGATGGATATGCGTTTCTTGGTCAGGATGCAGATATTACAGCGGCTGCGGCTGATACAGCGTACGCTATAACGTACGACACGCCACCAATGTCAAATGGCATTTCGCTTGGTACACCAGCAAGCCGCATTGTGTTTGAAGAAGGCGGTACATACTTGTTGGCCTTTTCTGCGCAAATTACGTCAACTTCAGGCAGTACGGTCGCATTCCGATTTTGGCCCCGCATTAATGGCACAGACATTGCGGGTAGCACGATGGTGGCAAACCTTCACCAAAATAACGCGACAACCGTCATATCGCGCACGGCGGTATTCCAAGTGAGTGCTGGCGATTATCTGGAAGCAATGTGGGCGACAGACAGCACTTCAGGTTACTTACACGCTACCGCTGCAACTGCATATGCACCCGCTGCACCAAGTACGTCACTTTCGATAACAAGGATTAGGGCATGAATGATATGTCTCACAAGATAGTAGGTGACTACATTATGAGCGACGAACTTGCTCGGTGTCGGCCTTGGATCGAGGATGCTTTGGAGTATTGCAACGGAACTCACATCTTCGAGGACGTGGTAAAAGGCATTGCGGAAAGCAGAATGCAGTTATGGCCTGCCCCAAGGGGGTGCATGGTAACGGAAATTGTGGTATATCCTAGAAAGAAGGTTCTAAACATTTTCCTAGCTGGGGGTGATTTGGAACAATTATTGGATATGAACGACGCGATGACTGAATGGGCCAAGATGCAAGGTTGCACTGGTGGAACGATCACAGGTCGTGTAGGATGGAAAAAAGTGTTAGAGCCAATGGGATGGAAGCTAATGCACTCCCATTACGCAAAGGAGGCCGAATAGATGGCTAAAGGTGGATCACAGCAAACACGGCCTTATGTGCCTGAGTTTGCCGAAACTGGTATGCAACAGATTGTTGGGATGGGTCAAGACCTAGCCCCTCTAATGAGTACATACACTCCTGATTATGGCCCACAGGTTGCGTCATTAAGCCCACAAGAACAGCTTGCGCAGCAATACACTGATATGGCGGCTAATGCGTTTAACATGCCAACAGTGAACACATCAAGCTACTTGCCACAGGCGCAAAGCTACGGCGGCATTCAGGGTTATTCTTCTCGGCCTATGACTGAACAGATGATCGGTCAGTACAAAGCAGAGCGTCCAGCGCAAGCGGCATACACAGAGAGTTTTGGGCTAGACCCAGTAACAGGTGAAGTCGGTTCCCGCGCACCACAAAATCAACCCGTTAGCCTTGAGATGCAAGGCAGCGGCGGCGGTAAATAGGAGATAGACATGGGTGCATCGGCAGGTGGACAAAGACTACCAAGCGGCGGCATGGCTGGTCAGGGTGGTGGAACAGCGGTTGCACAGCCAATGCGTAGCGTTGGCACGCTGAATGGAGCGGCTATAGGCCAAAACCCGTATCAGCAAGCGGCAACAGCACAAACGCAAGCACTTAACACAGCGGGGGCTGGAACACGGTATCAGAGTTCCCCTACTGCAATGGGTCGTATGGCCTATGGGATGTCTTACCAGCCACCAGCGGCGGCTACTGACACAATGACAGCGGGAACACAGTATCAAGCACCAACGGCTGCAATGGGCGCACTGACGCGCGGTACTGGTTATGAGGTCAATCCGTTAGCGCAGCAAGGATTTCAGCGAGCGATGGGATACAATCCAGAGCGCGTGGCGGCGACAAGTTATGGTGCGGCTCAAGAGATGACCCCGCAAACTGGTGCATCGGCTATGCAAGCGTACCAGAACCCATACGAAACACAGGTTGTTCAGCAAACACTGCGCGACATCGGAACGCAAGCGCAAATGGGTCAACAGAACTTAGCGGCTCAAGCACAGGCGGCTAAAGCGTTTGGTGGCTCGCGTCATGGCATTGCGGAAGCAGAGGCTATGAAAGGTTACACTCAGCAAATGGCTGATGCGGCTGGTCGTTTGCGTCAGCAAGGCTTCCAGACACAACTTGGTGCGGGTCAATTCGATGTTGGTCAACAGTCAGCATCTGCGGCACGCAACATTGCGGCTGAGAATGCAGCACGTCAGTTTGGTGCGCAGACAGGTATGACAGCGCAGCAACTTAACCAAGCGGCTGGCCTTCAGGGTGCGAGCCTTAACCTTCAAGGAACTCAGGCACTATCTGGTGCAGACCTTTCGGCGGCTGGTGAGCGTCGAGCAAGTGCAAACTCATTGGCACAACAGGCTCTTGCGGCTCAACAAGCACGCATGGCAGCGGCAAGTCAGCTTGCAAGCACAGCGCAAGGCGCAGAGCAATTAGGTCTTGGTGCAGCGGGTCAAGTTGTCGGCGCACAGCGTGCAGATCAACAGGCTCGCATGTCAGCGGCAAACCAACTTGCAAACCTTGGTCAACAATCCTACGGCTACGGTCAATCTATTCAGCAACAGCAAGCACAGCAAGGTGCATTGCAACGCGGTATCCAGCAACAGCTAATTGATGCGGGTCAGGCAAGTTTCAACCGTTACACTGGCGCACCAGCGCAAGGTCTGAACACATTGATTGGCGCACTTACTGGAGCGGGTGTTCCAAGTGGTCAAACAACCTCAAGTAGACCGGGACTGTTCAATTACTTACAAACATTTGCGGGAATGTAAGGCTAAAGCATGGACATTAATGACCGAGAGTTACTAGCGCGTATTATCGAGGCCGAGGCTGGAAACCAAGGCATTCGTGGTATGACCGCTGTTGGCAATGTTATCCGCAACCGTATGGCTGGCGGTAACAGCTTGCGTGACGTGGTTCTTGCTCGCGGTCAATTCTCCCCCTTGAACACTTACACGGGTTACGCTGGCGGTGAACAAGGTCAGGACATGGCTAATCTACAGCCAAGCAAAGACGCTTACGCGGTCGCTGATGCTATCTTGTCTGGTAGCGCAAAAGACATCACTGGCGGTGCTACTCACTTTTACAATCCATCCATCTCGAACCCAAGCTGGGGTCAGCAAGCAGGTGGCGATTGGTCTACTATTGGCGATCAGGTATTTGGTCAAGCTGGTGGTTTCCCAGTGGGTGAGTTTAAGCCAAAGGGTCAAACACCTGTACCGCAAACGAAGGAACAAGCTATGAACGCACCACAAGCACAGGGTCTGATGGGCTTACTGGGTCGATTAGGTCAACCAAACGAGCAAACGGGTCTTAGCCCATTTCAGAACTTCGCACAGGCTCTTGATCCGCTAATCATGCCAGAAATGCGTGGTGGCCAAGCGATCCGTGCAGGTGGTCAGCGGCGTATGGCTGAACAGACAAAGAACCGCACCATGCAAGAATTAGAAAAACTTGCAAGTGGTGGCAATAAATTGGCTATTGATCTATTGGGTGCTGTGCGTGCTGGCGCAATGTCACCAGCAGAGGCATATAAAGCCCTAATGACGCAGAAGTACGATACATCACGGGACACCATTCGATCAACACAGCGTTTCCTAAACGGAACATATTATGTCGTTACAGATGCTGGTCCAAAGGTTTACAACCCGTCTGGCAAATTGGTTACTGGCGATGAAGCGGAGCGTGTGCTTGCGGAAGCTAATAGGTTTGAAATCGACAATCGCGCACTTGGCGTTGGGTTGTCAGAAGCGCAAAAACTGCAACAGCAATATGCAGACAATGCTTTCACTAAAGCTGAACAGATTTCATCAAGCATTGGCAACATAGATGAAGCTATTGCTGCAATCGACCGAGGTGCGGAACGAAATGTATTTATGAATTTGCTTCCTGACATTACCGAGCAAAGTGCGTCATTGACCAGTGCTTTGCGCAGAATGGGGCTTGATGTTATTTCGTCGGTAACCTTTGGGGCATTGTCGGAAAGTGAATTGAATATAGCGATGGCTACAGCTTACCCGCCTAACGCAAGTTCACAGGAGTTAAGGAAGTTCTTGGTGGACCGCAAGAATGCGTTGCAAAAGCTGCGCAAGTACACAGAAGAAGCGGCTATGTTCTTGAGCAATCCAAACAACACACGCGCAGATTGGATGGAAATTGTGCGCGGTCGTCGCGATCAAAACGCTGCATCTGGTATGCAAAACCCTTACATGAACATGAGTATAGACCAACTAAATGAGGTTTACTCGAAGTACAACGAACTGACTGAAGCCCAGAAGCAACAATTTGTCGAGGCATTGAACAGCAAGAAGGGTCAATAAAATGGCTACGATTGAAGAAATGCTGCAAGGCATTCAGGCTCAACAACAGCAGACATCACAAAATGTAATGTCTATTGAGCAAATGCTTCAAGGCATTCAGGCTGGGCCACAAAGTCAACAGCCAGAAAAGCAGTCTATCTTTGATTGGTTTAAGGGTGGGAAGCGCGAAGAAAACATACCCTTGATACAAGGTGCAAATCTTGGCTTACCTTCGGACAAGGCGGCGCAAATGACTGCGTTGTTGGCGACAACTGCATCGGATGATCGGTTGCAATCGGGTATAAAGAAAATCTTACCTAACGCACAATTTGATAAAGATAAATATGGTAACCTTGTTGTTATCTCGCCAATTTTTCGAGATGGTGAGGAAACTCAGCAATACACACGATTTTATCCAAATCCAAAAGGTTTGAATGCTGTTGACCTTATGCAAGGCTCTGGTGCTGTTGCTCTTGGACAAGCCATTGCCGCAACAGGCGGTATGCTTGGCCTTCCCGTAGCTGGCGTTGTTGGTGGCGGTATTATGGGTATGACGGAAGCAGCTATTGTTGAGGCTGCAAGTAGCGCACTTAGTGATGATCCGTATCAGGTATTTGATTTGCCGATTGGTTTCTTTGGTGGCGCGCTTGGTGCAAAAGCCTCTCAGGTTCTTGGTGACTTGATTGCAAAGGTCAAAACAAAACCTTCTTCGGTTTTAGATAGTAGTGGCAATCTAAAAGAAAGCGTGCGAAATCAGATTGCGTCATTAGGTCTTGATCCCGACAATATTACCGCAGAACTTGCGGCGAAAATACAGCGGCAGATCCGCACGGTAGGTCAGCCAGAAGCGTCCGCTAGGCTTGCGGAAGCGGAGAGTTTGCCAACGCCTATACCTTTGACAAGAGGTGACGCGTCAGGTTCTCGCGCACAACAGCTTTTCGAAGATCAAATTGAAAGCGGTGTTTATGGTGAGGGGCCACGCCTTTCGATGGAGGCTAGACGTTCTCAGCAGCAACAAGCTATTCGTGAGAACTTAGGCGACATTCAGCGCGGTCTTGGCGGTGAAGAAGTCGTTGAAGTTGGTCAAGGTGGTCGTGCTGCACAAGAAGCACTTGCAGCGCAACGTGCGCAAGAAAAACGTCAGGCGACAGAATTATTCCGTCAGGCTGAACAAGCTGGATCGGCGTTTGTTTCTCCAACATCCGCTGGTGCTGTTGCTGATGACATTCGTGCCGTTGTTCGCAATTTCAATCCCAGCGAGATTTCCGCAACATTAAGTGTTGTTGATGAAATGGATGACGTTTTAGCTTCTGGCGGCGACATTAAGCGTCTTTTCCAGCTACGTCAGCGGTTGGTAAATACGGGCGCAATTAACACACCAGAGCGTGCAGCGGCTACTGCGGTTAGACAGCGGTTAGACAATTCTCTTGAGGCACTTGTCGACCAAGAACTTTTAACTGGTAATCCAGAAGCAGTTACAGCCCAAATCGCAGCAATACGAAATTACGCAGATTTTGCATCTCGCTGGAAGTCGGATGGCGTTCTTAAAAAACTAACGGATGTCCAATCCCGTGATGGCAGCAGGGTATTCAAGCAAGACCCTGCAAGTGTTGCAAACTACCTCTTTGGAGCGAAGGGCGCAAAGTTGGTGAGCGGCACACAGATGGCTAGAGATTTGGCTACTCTAAAGCGAACATTGCCTGATGCCCAATGGAACCAATTACGCCAAGAGGCGTTTTTGCTGATGGCAAACCGCGCACAAACGGTTGACCGTGGCGGCGATATTGCTGTTTCAGGGTCGCAATTTCAGAAGTTTTGGAACCAAATGCGTACAAACAACCCTGATTTGGTAAAGGGATTGTTTAGCGAAAAAGAGCGTCAGCTTATCTCTCGTTTTGCGTCCGTTGCTTCGCGGGTCACGAGTAGCGCAAAAAACTACTCAAATACAGCTACAACAGCAAATGGTCTTTTGCAGCAGCTTGCAGCTTCTTTTGGAGATACTACTATCGCAAAATTAGCACTGCGTGCGCCAATTATTCGAGGTATTACAAATATGGTTGCGGGGGTTCGGGCAGAGGACGCGTTCAAAGTTCCCTTGGGTCGCGCTACTCAGCCAATCAGCGGTGCGGCTGGGGCGGGATTATCTGGTGAAACTGGCGGCGATCCAATGTATGATCTGTATGAAAATATCACTGGCGTAAGAATACCACGGTAAAAGGAAACGACATGCGTATAGAACCACTAGATCAAGTAGAGATTGAGAGCATTGTTTCCAAAGCGATCCAAGACGCAGTAGACTTCTGCGATGCTGAGATTGCGCCGCAGCGGATCAAGGCTCAACGCTACTTTGACCTCGAAACAGACCTAAGTCACGAAGAAGGACGTTCTAGCGTTGTAGCGTCAAAGTGTCGTGAAGCGGTACGCGGTATCAAGCCGACCATTCAGCGTATTTTCCTATCGAGTGAAAAGCCTGTAGAGTTTGTGCCTCGCGGCCCAGAGGATGTAGCAGCGGCAGAGCAAGCCACCAGCTTCTTGTCTTACAAGTTCCAACAGCATGACGGGTATCGTATCCTAAACGATGTGTTCCAAGATGCGTTGGTGAAGAAAACAGGCATTGCTTACGTCTACTACAAAGAAGACATGGATGCTGAAATCCACACCTTCACTGGGCTAAGTGAAGAAGCATTTGCTATGATCGTCGAGGACGACGATGTAGAGGTTTTAGAGCATGAGGTTCGCACAAGCATTTCCATCGACCCAATGGGCATGGAAGTGGAGTTGCCAGAGCATGACGTGAAGGTTGCTCGATACAAGACGAAGGGCGACATCTGTATTGAAAGCGTGCCACCTGAAGATTTCTTCGTTGATCGTAATGCACGCAGCATAGATCGGTTCTACGTTTGTGGTCACAGCACAGAGGCTCGCGTTGCTGACTTCTTAGCAATGGGCTTTTCGCTTGATGACTTGGCGGGTTTGGATGCAACCGAATACAGCGTTGTTGATGACGAAGCGGAGTTCGAGCGTCGAGGTTACGCGGTTGACGAAGGCGAGGATGAAAACACCTCGGTAGCGTCCCGCAAGATCACCATGACACAAGCCTACATGGAGTTGGACATCGAAGGCACAGGGACACCACGCCTGTACCAATTCATTTGTGCGGGTTCTAACTACAAGGTTCTGAACTTCTATGAGGCTGATAATGCGCCTTACGCCATTTTTGAGTGCGACCCAGAACCACACGCATTCTTTGGCACATCTCTAGTTGACCTAGTTATTTCAGATCAGGATGCGGCTACAGCGATGCTTCGCGGTGTGCTTGATAACGTGGCATTGACCAATAACCCTGCATTGCAAATATTGGATGGTCAGGTTGCTATTGATGATTTGCTCAATAACGAGATTGGGCGCATTGTTCGCGTGAAGCAACCAAATGCGGTTATGGAAATGTCCGTTCCGTTCACAGCGGGTCAGACGCTACCTGCGCTGCAATACTTCGACCAGCAGACAGACAACAAGACGGGCGTTTCTAAGATGGCGCAAGGTCTTGACCCTGATGTTCTAAAGTCGTCTACAGCGACCGCTATTGCAGCTTCGCAAGAGGGCCAGACAGGTCAAGCAGAGGTTATCGCTCGTAACTTCGCAGAAGGCGGTATGCGCCGTTTGTTCCAACTTATGTTAGAACTGATGGTCAAGAACGTCGATCAAGAACAGATCATGCGTCTGAATGGTCAGTTTGTTCCTGTGTCGCCTGATGCGTGGAATGTTGAGATGGATTTGATTGTCAACGTAGGTCTAGGCACTGGTCGCGAGAATGAGCGCGCAGCGGCCCTACAGATGGCCCTACAGGCGCAACAACAGATTTACCAGACATACGGCCCACAAAACGGTTTGGTCACTCTGACGCAGATTAGAAACACTCTGGCAGATATGTTGGCTATCGGTGGTTTGCGCAACTCGGATCGTTATTTCATGCCGATGACGCAAGAGATCGAGCAGCAGATGATGATGCAAGCGCAGCAACAGCAAGAGATGATGGCGCAGCAACAGCAAGCAGACCCGAATGCAGCGTTCTTGCAAGCTGAACAAATGAAAGCACAGACCCGTGCGCAGGTTGACATGACCAAGGCGCAGATGGACTATCAGTACAAGATGCACAAGCTGGGAATGGATGACGATTTGCAGCGTGACGAAATGGTGCAAGACTTGGCTGTTAAGGTTGCCGAAATTCTTGGCAAGTACGGCACAGCGGTTGATGTTGCGAGCGTTAAGGCAGAGCAAGACGAAATTCGTCAGCATAACGCTCAGATGATGGGTATGGGTAATGGATATTGAGCAACGGGCTAAACGCTCGAAGTCATTACTGGAGAATGAGTGGTTTATAGCCACCATGAAGGATTTGCGGGATCGGCAGATGCAGATTTTCGCAAGTAGCGCGGCTGGAGAGATAGAACAACGTGAAGACGCACACGCTATCTTGAGGGCCTTAAATGAAATCGAGAATGTGTTGCAATCTGATGTAGATGCAATCGCTCTCATAAAACGGAAGGGAAAGCACCGTGGAAACGACTAACCCAATCAACGGCAATGACCTAGAGGCGGTTGCCGACAACTTGATTATGAATACGCCTGATAATTCTGATGGATCAGAGGACGAAGCTATTACGGCAACTGGTGGCGATCAGCCCGAAGTAGTCGAAGCCGAAGACCAAGATCAGGATGACGCTGTTGCTGCATCCAGCGAATATGATGACAGTGAGGAATACGAAGAAGCTGAACAGAACGAAGTCGATCAAGAGCCTGTGTTCACCGTCAAAGTTGACGGTCAAGAGCAAGAGGTGACCTTGGATGAACTCAAACGTGGCTATTCAGGGCAAAAGTATATCCAAAAGGGAATGGCTGAAGCTGCCGAGATGCGTAAGCAAATTGAGCAGATGCAGCAAGAAACATCCCAACGGCAGCAAATGCTAAATCAAATGATTAACCAAGTTCAACAGAACGGTATTCCTGTTGTTCCTGAATATCCATCCGAGGAACTCCGCGAGAGTGACCCTCTAGGATTTTTGGAAGCAGAAGCGAACTATCGTCGGGCTGTTGAGAAACGTCAGCAATGGGATAATCAACAACGCTATCTTGCACAGCAGCAAGCGGCTCAAGAACAGCAAATGAACAATCAGTTTCTTGAACAACAGGCCATGCGCCTTGCGGAATGGATGCCTGAATTTGCCGATCCTGAAAAGCGTACTGTATTCGTGCAAGAAATGTCCTCTAAGGCAAAGAAGCATTACAATCTGACAGATGAACAGATTGGCACTGTGAAAACCGCCGAGGAAGTGATGATCCTCAATGACGCTTTGAAATGGCGTGAACTACAAGCGAAAACTGGTCAGGCCCAGAAAAAGGCCCAAGGTGCGCGTCCTGTAGTTCAACCCGCAGCAAAACGTGCTGCAAGTACGGGCAAGGCTAATCAAGCGAAGAAAGCAAAATCTGCCATGAAGCGAACAGGAAGCCCAGATGATGTGGCTAACTGGTTACTTTCTTAACTTTTGCATGAAAGGATACAGCAATGGCTGTTACAGCAAACACAAACGAAACATATGATGTTTCAACAATCCGCGAGGACTTGGCAGACGCTCTGGCCTCCATCTCACCGACTGAAACTATCTTCATGTCAACAATCGGCACTCGCAACGTCGACAACACCTACTTTGAGTGGAGTGAAGTTGACCTAGCGGCAGCAGGTGCAAACCGTCAGATCGAGGGTGACGCTTCACCTGCGAACTCAGCACCAACCAACGCTGTTCGCAAAGGTAACTACACACAGATTTCCGCTAAAGTTGTAGAGGTTTCCGATACAAACAACGCGGTTAATGGTGTTGCCAACGCTCAGACAGTGGCTAAACAAGTCGCCTATAAGTTGTCTGAAATGAAGCGTGACATGGAAAAAATGCTTTTGGACAACGTAGCTGCGTCCGCTGGTGCTTCTGGCACAGCACGTCAGACTGCGGGTCTACCAGCGTTTTTGACAACTAACGTCGACCGTGGCACAGGTGGTGCAAACCCAACTACTTCTGGTTCAGGCGAAGCTGGTTACCCAGACGCGGCTGCAACAGATGGCACACAGCGTACAATCACAGAAGACATGCTGAAAGGCGTGATTGCTGATTGTTGGGATGCTGGCGCGGAACCTTCCGTTGTTCTTTGTGGTTCTTCTCAGAAGCAAACCATTTCGACCTTCACAGGTAACGCAACACGCTTCAAAGAAGCAGAAGACAGCAAGCTGAACGCTGCAATCGACGTGTACATCTCCGACTTCGGTGAATTGCAAATCGTACCTGCGCGTCACATTCGCTCACGCGATGTGTTCGTTCTGGACCCATCTTACGCAAAAGTGGCTTACCTGCAAACTGCGCAGCAAAAGCCTTTGGCGCGTACAGGTTTGTCAGAGCGTCGCTTGATTTCTGCGGAATATGGCTTGGAAGTCACTTCTCAGAAAGCACACGGCGTTATCGCAGACGTATCATAAAACAAGAGGGGGCTTCGCGGCCCCCTTTTCCCCAACGGGAGATAGATATGAAAATCGAGATTATTACAGACCGCAAGCCATTCGTTAATGGCAAGCCCACGGAAATGGGTGACATTGTAGAGGTGTCCGATGACGAGGCACGTTTCATGATTGGCAACGGCTTTGCTTTGGCTGTCGAAGCCCCAAAGAAGCGCGGGAGACCAAAGAAAGATGGCTGACACAGTTCTAAACACGTCTTGGCATGTCGAGGATGACAAAGTTGTAGTGAAGCGTTCTCAGGACGTTCAGGCTATTCTGGACTTCAACAGAGAGCGCAACATCGAAGGTCACAAAAAAGGCTCAGATATGCGTCTTGTTGGTTCTATTCCTTTTGCTATCGTCGAAATCTGGTTACGTGAAAGCGGTACTAATATTGGGTCGCCAGAGTTTGCAGAATATGTTAAAAAGAAACTAATGAGTGGTGATTACAGCAAGTTAATTGCAAACGGGTACTGATATGAGTAACGAAAGCTGGCATTTAAGCAAATCGGTTCCACTATCTTTGATAGGAGCCATTGCTGCGCAAACCTTCGGGATGGTCTGGTACATATCCAGCCTTGACAGTAACGTAGAAGTGAATGCGCGTGACATTGCCAGACATGAAGTACGCATTCAAGCAATCGAGAAAACCGCTCAAGACCAAGCTATCATGCTTGCTCGCATAGATGAAAATCTAAACGCAATCCGAGACATTGTTGAAGGCATGGCCCGTAAAAATGGGCAGTGACCTTCATAGCGACTAATGCTGTTGGTATTGGTCCAAGTTGTATATACGGTTGTGTATACATACCACGGGCCACTACCGACCGCGATCTGCATTTATAAATCACCAGAAATCGAGTATAGTATCCACATACACCAGCCCCCGTGGGTTCCTTGCGCGGAATACAGGAACGTCTGAATATGGCAATACTCGAAAGCATCATGGCAGCAAATGCGGCCTACAGTGTAATACGGACAGCGATCAGCAACGGTAAAGAAACCGCTGGTCTTATGTCGTCGGTCGGCAAATTTTTGGCGGCAGAAGAAGACATAAAAGAGGCTGTTCAGAAAAAGAAAAACAGCCCTATCACAGCGATAACTGGCGGCGAAGAAGGTGACTGGGAGGAGTTCCAAGCCCTTGAAAAGATTAAAGAACAACGCCGCGAACTCGAAAGTTTTATCCGCTTGTACGGAAATGCGGGGCAGTGGGACCGCTGGATTTTGTGGCAAAATGAAGCCCGAAAGCAGCGTTCCGCCGCAAAAAAAGCGGCGATAAAAGCGCAGCAACGGCGCATGGAGCAAATACAGGTCGTAACGGGTGTCATATTATCTATAACTGCCTGTGTTACGGGCATTTATTATCTGGGTGTTTATCTGGGCAAATGGTGAAGTATGTCGTCTACGGCAAGAACGGTAATATTGTAATTATTACGTCCAACAAGAGGATTGCGGAATATTATGCAGATAACACCCGAATGGCTGGATAGATGGCGCATATGGCCTCGCATGATTATGACGCTATACGGCGTTGCTTTCTATCGAACTACTGAGTGGTTCATGGCGATACCTGCGGATGAAGTGACGAATGCCCAGAGTGCGTTTGTAAGCGTTATCGTCGGCGCAGGTGCTGGATTTTTCGGTATATATACAAATAACAAGCCTTCAGGTATAATCCCTGCGACAAAGAAAGAGGTTTGCAAGACATGCGGAAAATAGACACCATCATTGTTCACTGTACAGCTACGCGCCCAAACTGGTGGGCAGATCGTCGTGCAGAGGAAAAAGTATCCGAAATTCGTCGCTGGCACACAGAGGAACGTGGGTGGTCAGACATTGGCTATCACGTCTTGATTGATCGTGATGGTACTATTGTTGATGGTCGTCCGATTGAACGCTCTGGCGCACATGCAAAGGGCCACAATAAGACCTCTGTCGGGATCAGCTTGTTTGGTGGTCACGGCGGGTCACAGGATGACAAGTTCGAGGACAACTTCACCCCAGAACAAGACCGTTCTTTGCGTAAGGTCATTGCACAGCTACGCATGGAGTATCCAGCAATTCACACAGTGATGGGCCACAATGAAGTGTCTCCGAAGATGTGTCCGTGTTTTCAGGTGGGCGAATGGCTGAACAACGTAGAACCAACACCGAAGAAAGAGAGAACGAAGATTTCTCAGTCAAAAACTATCCAAGCGTCGAGTGTTGCGAAAGTGGCAAGTGCAGCCACGCCGTTAGTTGGTGTTATAGGTGGGCTAGAGTGGCAGAAATTAGCCATAATGGGCGTGTTCGCTCTGGTGGGTATGGTAGCACTCGGAGTGATAGACATGGAACGCCTGAAGAAGTGGAATAAAGGCGACCGTTAATGTTTATGTTCGCCAAGATAAAGATGTACTTGTGGTTAGTGGGGGCGGCGTTGGTCGCAGTGGTGACGGTGTATTTCCGTGGTAAAGCTGATGGGAAGCAAGACCTTGAGTACCAAATAAAAGATAAGAGGCTAGAAGATTTGCTTGCAGCGAAGGGAATACAGGATGAAATACAAACCCTTGATGACGTTGGTCTTGCCGACCGCGCTTCTAAGTGGGTGCGCGGGAATAACGGGGGGTAGTTACTGCGACATAGCTAAACCACACCTCTTTGGTTCAGACAGTACAATCGACTATTTGATTGAGAACGACCGCTCACTTTTAATCGACACGGTTACTCACAATGAAACATTCGAGAGGTTGTGTGAATGAAGAAAATCCAACGCGAGGCTTACGAACTGCGACAACAGGGATTGAAGCTACGGGAAATCGCGGAACGCCTTGGAACATCAATACCAGCAATTCACTACCGAATAAAAGCCGCAGAGGAATATTTAGACGCTGACGATGGCATAAGAAAGGCAATGTCGGAAACTGGCCTCGAAGACATTTCTCAGATACATTCTGGCTGGATAAAGACCGACGAAGCATCATTGTACTTCGTTCGTCCGCAGAGTACCGCCGTAGAGACGCTAGAAAGCATCATACAGCACATAAAGGAGCGCGTAGGGGGTATTAAGCCACTTGAGCCTATTGCGCCTCCCAGTGACGTTATAGACGATCTGGTGACAATATATCCCATTGCCGATGCTCATATCGGTATGCGTGCAATCAAAGAAGAAACAGGCGATGATTACAATCTCGATATTGCGTCAGAACGCATACGTCGATCAATGGATGAATTGGTTGAATTATCCCCTAGTTCTCGGCGTGCGATTATTCTGGATGTTGGCGATCTGACACATGCTGACGATACCAGCTATGTAACCCCAAGAAGCAAGCACACGCTCGATATGAGCGGCACACAGTACGAAAGCATAGATTTGGCGATAGAGGTGCTTTCGGCGGGTATATTCGCAACCCTACGCAAGCACACAGAGGTTCTAGTGCGCGTTCTTCGCGGGAACCACAATGAAAACTCCTATATCGCGATTATGTTTGCTTTGCATGAGAGGTTCCGTGACAACCCGCGGGTGACGATTGAAAAGACACCGAGTGACTTCTTTGTGCATGATTTTGGAAAGTGCATGTTTGCCGCGCACCACGGCGACAAGGGCAGGGCTGAGAGATTGGTGATGCACATGGCGCATGAATGGCCCGAAATCTGGGGAAACACAAAGTGGCGGTACTATTTCACAGGTCACCTGCATCACGCAAAGCTGCAAGACATTGGCGGTGTTCAGGTCGAACAGTTACGCGCTATTTCGTCTCGCGATAAGTATTCAGCAACGCATGGTTATGTCGGCTCGCCGCAAATGCAAGCAATCACCTATCACAAAGAATTTGGCGAAAAATCACGGGTAAAGATTAACTTCTGATGCTACGAATACTCGATCTGTCGCGTGCGACTTGCTTTTACTTTACGGGTTACAATGAAAGCTGGTGCAGTAAGGCACACAGGTCTAAGCACAAATCGAGGTTCTGGCGCGTCTTTGCTAAAGTAATGGGTGAAAGGCACTGCGAAAAAAGCTATGCCTATCACAATCCTACGGACGATGCTTCGGTCTGATACTTGATGATGCTATTTCTGACTTGATGCAGAACATGTCTACGTCCTTCATTTCAGGCAGGTATGCCAATGTTTCCATGTGCTTGCCGCATTCTTCTAAGCTATTGAATGTAATGGGTTCTTCGAGTAATTCCCCTGCAATAGAAAAAAGTGCGAAAATAGTAAAATAGGTCATTGATTTCTCTCCTTTGTCTGGTAAAAAGTTCTCCGAGGGGCGTTTTCGCTACAACACTAACCAAAGCAAATCACGGGATTGCCGAGGCGCGGTTGGATGCACGCTTACCCTGAACTATAGTCCGATGATCTAACTATGTTCGCGCCCCTCACGAATTTCTACTTGATGTTGCGGCCCCGTGCATTACATGCACTACAGGGCCAGTGTTTGGTTTAACATTTTGCTATGTTGACCGGTTTTACATGGTTGCACTGGCCTGTTTTCCTTGCTTCTTTGGTTTGAACAAATCGTCACGCGGCAAGTTGTATCGCTTCATTGTGTAATCAATCTGATCTGTATCTAATGCCAGAATGTGTGCAATCTTTTCTTTGTCATAGCCTTCGTGCATTAGGCAGTTAATCATCCAGCCCCGAATGTTCACATTTATTTTGTCTTTGAGTGGACGCTTGGCTGCGGAAATCTGTGACCGTTCTTGGCTGATTTTGGATACGTTCATAACATTTATGCTTGGTCGCAGTGCGGGGTTCTTCAAAGCATCTTGTTCAGCTTGGAGCCTCATCATTTCGCCAATTTCTTTTTCGGTTGGTTGGCGACCGTACAGGCGCGTAAAGCTATCCACAATTCTAACCATTGTTCTGCACCTCGATTAGCCAATCCAAATACTGACGCGCTTTCTGTAGGTCTTGAACGCCGCTTTTGTCTTGGTATCTGTGCATATACTTAATGACGTTGCCGCGAAGGTATCCTTCAAACTGTTCTGCCGATAGCGTTGATCTAATGTAGTCTATGCACTCAATCCCACCATTCGTGTAGTGTGGTGGTTGCCTGATGTAGTCTGTCATATGTTAAATCCCTCTTTTCGTCTGTTGGCTACAAATTTTGTTAGGTCTTGTTTTGCGTAAAAGTAACGCTGTTTTGCGCTGGGCGAAGCATCTTTCCTCATGTAGGCTTCCATCCAGAAGTCGACTTGTTTCTTTAGAAAGTTATATTCGGCCTCAAGTGCTGGTGTTAATTTCATCTGTGCGTTTCCCTTGCCTGATTACCTTCCAGTGAATGTTGTTGCGTTTGATGAAATTATTGAGCGCAGATAGCTTCATGTCCAGCATTATAGCGGCCTGTGTTTGTGTTAGGCCACGTTTTGCTAGGTCGTTTACTGCATCATAGCATTCGCGCTGGTGACGCTCTTTCATCTGTTCCCAAGTCTCCATTACATCACCATCATTTTGTCTATGTTGAGTGCGCCAAAAAGCATTAGCGCACCATAGATGATAAGAATTATATAATCTTGTTTAGTCATGTTGACCCGCCAATTTGATTAGGGTGTATTCTGCAATGCGTTGACCGCCGCGTGGCAATTCAACCATTTCTGTGTGAATGTGGTGGCCTTCATCCCGCAAATTCTTGATCCTAGCTGCCAATCGAAAGCATCTAAACTCTGACAATGCTTCCAGTGCTGTGATTGATTTGAACTCTTTGAGGTGTTCCAAAATCATTTTTGTTTGCGTTTCCATGTTAAGCCTCGTGTGCGTGTATGATGTTTTCTGCAAGTAAGTGTCCGTATTCAGAAAGCAAAGCGTTTGATAGCCTATCTGAAATTGGTCTTACTCGCCGCGTATTATATATTGATGTGACTTCTACCTCTGCCCATTCAGGTTCGTCTGAGCCGTAGGAATTAGACCCGCCTTCTGAGTAATCGTAGTAGACTTCGATCTCGAAGGTGCATCCGCGATATTCGATTTCGGTTCTGTAGTAGTAATCTGCCATTGGTGTCTCCTCATTGCTTATATGTATAATATAGTTTAACCCGTTATACATTGCAATAGCTTATTCACAAAAAGTGACAATAAAAGTATCTTTTTTTTTAATGCGTTCTCGGTTACACAAAATTATGTACCAGATCGAAATAGAGGTTTCGGGTCAGCCACAGGGAAAGGGTAGGCCAAGGTTCACAAAAACTGGCAAAGCCTACACTCCAGCCAAAACCCGTGATTATGAGAACAGGATCAAAGCCGCTGCATGGGCGGCTATGACCAAGGCCAATGTAGATACGACTGACAGGCCCGTACACGTCGATGTGATAGCGTTTATGGATATTCCTAAATCGTGGTCAAAGAAGAAGCGTCTCGAAGCGGAGTTCGGCGCGTTTCGACCCACGGCTGGCAGCGACTTGGATAATATCGTCAAGGCTGCGCTGGATGGTATTCAGGGCGTTGTGTTTGTGGATGACAGGCTCGTTCACAGCATAAAGGCTCGTAAGACGTTCTGTCACCCTGATCGTGGTCCCGTTTTATATATCTCAGTGTCTTGGACTGACGCTAATCAGGTCTTCGATTTGATTGAGTAGGACTTCGCAGAGAACAAGGCCAGTGATGTTTTGTTCCATCTCCATCAACTTGGCAAGCATTGCCATAGTTGAGCCTAAACCTTCTTCTTCGCATATACCCATAATTAACTCTAGGCTTTCTGCTTGATCCAAGCTGTCGATTACAAGCGTCCGTTCATCATCCATCTTCAGCACCTTCTGCATACGACCAATCTGGCCCATATTCATTAAGCCATTTTTTCTTGTTTTTGTGAATGGCTAGTTTGGATGTGTCCCACATTCCTTGGTGATGTCCATCGCAAAGAGGGATAGCCATTGTATCGTCGGTCTTAAGTGTGCCGTATCGGTCATGGATTGGGTGGTGTGCTGTTGTCGGTGAGAGTTGCTGCATACCGAATTTCTCGCATACGCAGCATGGCTTTTGCCTTACTTTTTCGAGGTATGCGCTGTCTTTCTTTGGCTTCCCCTTTTTTTGATATACGGGTCTGTTTGTCAAATTTACCATATGTCACCAATGTCTATTGGATGCCAATTGTCCCAATTATTTTTTGTTGGTTTGTTACCAGCTTGAATGTTTTTTATAAACTTGTGGAACAACATTTGTCGCTCTGCATGGTTTTTTATGCGTCCCGTGTGTGGGTTTGGCGGTCTTTCGCAATGTTGTCTGGGTAATGCGCCACATGATGGACACGGCATAGCGCGGATCATTATCATTTCCTCTGTGTAGTCAGCCATACTTCCCCCCAAGAACTTCTGATACTCGACCTTGATTGACATTGAAGACTTGAGCAATCTTCGATGTGCTTTCTGTTGGGTTCATGTCGTGATAGGCTTTGATAGCGTCACGGCGTTCTGGTGTCATTGGGTTCGACCTGCGCGGCGACTTCTGGTCTTTGTGTTTTTCTCGATACATTAATTGCAATGCTTCCTCGATTGCGGCACGAACTCGGTGGTCCATGTTGTATTCTAGTGCATCGACCAGTATCTCACGGGCCTTTGGGATTTTCGGTGATTGGGTCATAGCCTATAGCTTCTCCTAGTTTCTCCATCGCCATTTCGAAATATAAGTTAAATTCTTCTTGGTTCATATCGTCGAAACCGATGCTGTCAGGGTAACGCATGAACATACCTGTAATTTCGCTGTAGCGCATTCGGTAGTAGCCACAGGCAAACTTTAGTTCGTCATGCAGGTGCTGTTCCGTAGGCCACTTCCCCGTAGCCTTACAGACCTTTCTAAGCGCACCCCAGTATAGATTGTGGTGCGGGTTCGAGCGTTGCTTGGTTGACTTCACGTTGAACAGCGTTCCTTCTGCGAAGTCGCCCATGCGTTCTGCGTCATATTGTGAAACGGGCAGTAGCTGCCCATTCCTTAATTCCATCTGGATAGTTTTTACCACGGGATTTCGTCATTCAGGTCATTTGCTGGTGCCTGATGCTCCGTATAACGCGCTGGTTCGCGTTTATTGCCACCCAGTAGCTTTACATCTGATGGGCGCACTGACAGGTAAGTTTTGCCGTTATACTCGCGGGTCTTGAGTTCGCCTGTCACGCCGACCGTTGTTCCTTTGGTCAGGTATTGCGCAATTTGGGGTCTGTAGTAAGCCACGTCGAAAAAGACTGTTGATTTTTTATCCCCAAATCCATCATCAACCGCGACAGAAAATTTGACAAAGCCCCCTTTCTCCGTCTGTTGAACTTCACCGTCCTTGGTGACACGCCCAATAATTGTAATTGCTTTCATATCATTAACTCCACTTTACGTTTGTCGTGTGCTTCAACAATCATGTTGAACTGTTCTTCGTTTAGTTCTGGCATGTTCAAAACCTTCTTGTATTTGGCTTCTGCCTGAACAAATTTTTCTGCGCCGCAATTCTCATAGAACTCAAGCATAGCATCTACACGGGCCTCGATGTCCAAGCCCATTTGTGGGCTGCCTGTGTTCTGCGGTTTAGCTTCCTTGAAGTCGTCAGCTTCTTCTTCGGAATACACGTCACCGTGAAGGCCGACCAGCTTTAGAATAACGCGGTCTTTGGCGCGTTTCTCAGCCATAGCAAACGGGTAGCTGTTTTTGTTGTTGTATGGTGCAGCTTCACCGATTGACCATTCTGTTTTGTCTTTCATGTGTCCAGTGACGCATAGAGCGACTTCTTTCGACGCGATAGAGCATTCCAGAACCTTTGGCTGATCGAAAACCACATTGTAGTGAGCGGCAACTTTCTCTAAGGCTTTGTGCAGTACAACAGGTGTACCGTGGCAATCCCAAACGGCCTGACGTTCTGTCAGACCGATTTCTTTTAGGATTTCTACTAGGCGGGGTGGTAGTTGTTTAGGCATATTCTGTTTCCGTTTCTCGAATTACTTTAGTGATGAAATCCATAGCACCCTGTGGGAATGTGCTGGCTTGATATTCGTGGAAGCTGATTTCATTGCGCAAGAACTGTGATTGGATTGCCATGTCACGTTTCATCACTTCTTTGTAGAATGCGCTGATGATGCGTTCTTTATCTTGTGTAGTCATTTTTTTACCTCATTTGTTGTTTTGTGACTTGAATATATATAAATGTATCGTATATTCAACCCCAGAAATGCAGAAAAGGTAAAAATATGTCAAATACTATACTACGGTTGGATGTTATTCGCTCGATGTTGCGGGATCGTCAGCCAAACAAAATAGCGGAGGCCACAGGTATCAGTCGGTTCACGATCTATCGTATTCGTGACGGTCACGAAGCGAAGTACGAAACCATCGAAAAGTTGTCTGATTATTTGACAGCAAATCCATAAAGTAAGCCCCCCGCAGGGAGATACGAGGGGCTTCAGAGGAGAGGTAAAATATGTTACCATGCAATTTGCGTTATGCAGGGTCAGAATACATCACCCTGCTTCAAAATACAAGGAGTGAAGAATGTCACACTATATGACTGCGCTTGCTATGAAGCAAACTGGTTTGAAACCAGCCACAAAGATTGTGCTGTATTGGATTGCAGATCACCACAACGGCGAAACTGGAAAGTGTTTCCCAAGCATTAACCGACTAGCGTCATTGTGCGAAATGTCGCGCCGTTCTGTCGAGGGTCACTTGGATACGCTCGAAACCTTGGGTTTGATTAAGCGCATTCCCCAATACAGGGAAGGTGGCGGTAAGACTACAAATGCGTACATATTAGAACTTACTGGAACATCTGAGGACAATAGCGATGCGCAAAATCTGCGTATGGTATGCGCAAAATCTGCGCATGGGGATACGCAAAATCTGCGCATGAATAACCTTGTAAGTAATAACCTTGGAAATATAACTAACAATACATCATCAAAAGATGATGGACAGCTTGAATACTTCTTTGAAGAACTATGGTCTTGGTATCCACGTAAGGTTGGCAAGGGTCAGGCTAAGAAGGCATTGAAGGGTGCATTGAAGAAGGTTACCTTCGATGACATCTATCATCCGCTAATCGAGTATGTTGAAACGCTCGAAGAAAAAGACAAACAATTCATCCCTCACCTAGCCACATGGCTAAATGGTGAACGCTGGGCAGACGAAGGATAAGAACATGGAATACAATGAACGCATTACCTTGATTAACCGCCAATTGGTCAATCTTCTAAGCATTTACGCTGCTCCCAAGCATTTGGAAACGACAGCAAAGCAAGCCGATGCAATCAGCAGACTTGCGGAAAGCATCAATAAGCGTTTTCCCAGCAAGACCACCGAAGATCACATTGTCGGTACATTCGAACGCGCTGGGCATTCATTAAGCGGCAGTCACAAAACAAATAGCTGGCCCACATCCCCAGAAATCACCAAAGCCGTGGTTGCGGGAATGGGGCAAGAAGTCAAAGACACCATGTCAACACGCAAGATGGACGCAGATGAAATAAACGCTGCCCGTATCAAGCGTGGTGATTATGTCGGTGAACCTTATGTCGCTGGTCGTCTTTGCGCACAGCTTGTGAAAAAAGGCTTAGTGACCAGAGAAGACATAAAGCCGTACCGAGAAGCGTTCTATGCACAGATGAAAGAAATGTACGGCACAGACAAAGCAAAGGAATACTTCGTGAAGAAAGATGCGGAGTTCCAAGAGGCTATTGTGTCATAACATTGCATCTGGTAAAAAGACCGTGACTACGCCCATGTAGTCTGCCTCATTGAACTGCCCTCGCTCATGTCCTATGTTTGCGGGGGCATTTTTTTGTGATATACTCTATTCGAGGCTCAGTTTTCTCCCCTCAACTGCTCCATACGCCTCACACTGCCCTCGCTTCGGTGGGGGCTTTTCTTTCAAATCGACAATGTATATACTACATGTAGTGTAACGCACCCCTGCGAGGACGGACATATGGCTGAGAAAAACAAGGTAGGACGACCAACTAAGTACGAACCTTCTATGCTGAAGAAGATAGAAAGCATGGGAAAACAAGGACTTAGCAAGACGCAGATTGCCGCTCGCCTAGATATATCCCGTGATACGCTGTATGAATGGTGTAAAACTAACACGCAATTTTCCGACGCTATAAAAAAGGCGCACCTCGATGCGCAAGATATTTGGGAACAGCGTCTGTACGATGCAGCTATGGGATCGACGCAAGATGATCTAAGCCCAAACCCAACGCTTATGATATTTGTTATGAAGAACCGCTTTGCTGAACAGTGGCGGGAAAAGCAAACAACAGAGCATGAAGTATCTGGCGCAAAGAGTGTGAAGATCGAATGGGGAGAGTAATTGATGAAGGCCAAACACTGCGCGTGCGAACTGGTTATGTCCCTCGAAAGCAAGCGCGTGACTTTCACAACAGGACAGAAAGATACGCTTGTCTTGTTGCTCATAGACGTTTTGGTAAAACAGTCGCGGCAATCAATGACCTTATTCGATGCTGTTTCACAACTGGACTTGATAACGTCCGTGTCGCCTATATTGCGCCGTATCTCAGCCAATCAAAAGCAATCGCTTGGGATTATCTCCTAGAGTACACGGCAGCTATCCCAGACATCAAAGTGAACATTGCTGAACTGCGGATCGACTTTCCTAACGGTTCGCGCATTCGTCTGTTCGGCGCGGATAACTACAATGCAATGCGTGGTCTATACTTCGATGCTGTTGTCTTGGACGAACCTGCCGACTTTCCCGCTTCTGCATGGCCCACAGTTATTCGACCCGCTCTAGCTGACCGCAAGGGCAAGGCCACGTTCATTGGCACGCCTAAAGGCAAGAATGACTTTTGGGAGATATACAACGCAGCTAAGAACGACCCGCAGTGGTTCACGGGGATGTACAAGTCGTCAGAGACAGGCATCCTAGACCCAGAGGAACTAGAAGAAGCCAAGATAGCAATGGGCGAAGACCGCTTCGAGCAAGAGTTCGAGTGCAGCTTCGAGGCCGCTATTCAAGGCGCATACTACGCAACAGAGATGAAGGCAGCGGCAGACCGCATTACGCGCGTGCCATACGATCCAGCTATAGGTGTTGTGACTGCATGGGACTTAGGTATCGGTGATAGTACCGCTATCTGGTTTGCGCAGTACGCAGGGCAAGAAATCCACATCATTGATTACTATGAAAGCAGCGGGGTTGGATTGGATCATTATGCGAAAGTTCTCAGCGAAAAAGGCTACCACTACGAACAACACATCTTACCGCATGACGTGCGCGTTAAAGAACTGGGTTCGGGGAAATCAAGGCTTGAGACACTCGACGCGCTGGGCGTACGGAACATTCAGATTGCGCCGAAGTTAGGCGTAGATGATGGCATTCAGGCAGCGCGGTCAATGATTGCAAAGTGCTGGTTCGATGAAGAACGGTGTGACCGAGGTATCGAGGCGTTGCGCCAGTATCGACGCGAGTTCGATGAAAAGTTGAAAACGTGGCGTGGTCGACCTCTGCACGATTGGACATCTCATGGGGCAGATGCGTTCCGCTATTTGGCTGTTGGTCGACAAGATAGAAATGATTGGGGACCGACAATCAGAAGGAATTTGCAGGGAATAGCCTGATATGCTATGGTTCGGATAACTCGCGAGGTTATCTATGGCTAAACTTACACCATCACAGAAAGCACGGGCTAAAGCTATGTCGAAGCGGCGTGGCGTTAAGTATCCTAATGCTTGGTCAAACCTTGCTGTTGCCAAGGGTAAAAAGAAACCAGCAAAGAAGGCGAAAAAGTAATGGCTTGCGGATACAAAAAGAAGGGTCGCAAAGGCGGCAAGAAGAAATGAGTTTCAAAGATGATATTGCAATGGGCCTTGGCCTGAAAGAGCGTGACCAAGACTACTATGATCGCACAGCGGCGAATATCAGTCGGCAGCGCGGCAAAGATGCTGGACAGCGTTATCTGCAACAGGTCGCGGCAAAGGGTACTCCAGCACAGGGTGGCTTATTGTCGTTTATGGCTGGCGGCAAAGATAAGGGTAACAACATCATCCCGCAGATGTTTGGTTATCGGGACTTCACAGACATGACCGATCGAGGCGGTCCACAAGCCTCTGGTGGTCAGTTTCAAGGGGGTCGTGGTTACAGCTTGCTTGCGAACCTTGGTGCTATGCTTTCTGGTCAGGACATGGGTGAACGCAAGACATACGACGACCAAGCTATCGACCAGCAATACGGCGAAGGCTTCGCAGCTAATCTAAAGCAAAATAGCCCAATGGATTACATGCGGTTCCTTAAAATGGTTCAGGGCGGTATGTGATGGCTAAAGACCCTAAGTTGGCTCGTGCAGGTGTTTCTGGTTACAACAAGCCAAAGCGCACACCTAATCACAAAACCAAGTCTCACGTTGTCGTGGCAAAGGTTGGTGATAAGACCAAGACGATCCGCTTCGGTCAGCAAGGGGTCAAGGGTTCGCCAGATGGTTCAGCGCGTAACAAGTCTTTCAAGGCGCGTCACGCAAAGAATATCGCTAAAGGAAAAATGAGTGCCGCGTACTGGGCAGATAAGGTGAAATGGTAATGGATAGCTTTGAACTTCGCAAATACTACGCAGAACTAACGGGTGACAGCCAAAACGCATTCGCAATGCGCGAGGATGGCCCAGAGGGTTACAAATTTACAGATCGTCAGATCATGAACGCAATCAAGTCTATCGAGGGGGACCGTCTGTCAAATCGCCCCATGCGTTCTGAAATGATGTCAGAGTACGGCCCTCGAATGGGTGGTGTTATGGGTAATCTTCGTGCAATGAACGACCCTATGCTTGGTGCGCAAAATATGCGTGAGGACTTAGAAAGTGCTAACGAGATGCGCATGGATAAAAACTACATGGGCATGATGGGTGAATTGGGTAGCGCAGCAAGTCAGATGGCATCTCCAAACCCAATGAAGAAATACACTACGATGAAAACGCTAATGCAGTTTCTAATGGGGCGGTAAAATGGACTTACTGGGTTTTCTTGGCAATGGTCAGGCTCGCCGTAGGGCATTAGATGAATTTGTAAGTGGGGTTGAGCGGTACATCCCGCCAAACCTACGTCCAGCGGCAGAGTTTGTAGCGGAAGCAAACCCAGTGCAGGGCATGATGGGCGCAATGCAAGCTGGCGACATTGTGTTCGACCCAGAGCAAACCGCAGAAGCACGTCGACGCGCGGCGGTCGATATGGGTGTTGAGATGGCTATGACCCTCGCACCAACGGCACTGGTTCGCATGGGTTACCTAGCGGCACCAGCGGGTCTAGCTGAGACATTTGCCACACCAGCCACAGAAGCCCTAAATCAAGGCGCACGCAACCTGTTGTCAGACGTGACGTATGCAGGTCGATCTGTAGCGCAAGGCGACCCACAGGGTGTGCTAGAGGCGTTCCAGCGTGGCGGTGAGGCGCAATCTCTTAGTTCGGCAAGCCCAGATGACGTTGATCTTCTAGGCAATCCAACGCTAGAGGCTTTAGAGGCTCGTAAGCCCAAACGTGCAGAACTTTACAGCCCATCTCAGCGTGCAGCGGAAAACCTGAAGCAGAAAAAAGGCCCGTATGACCAGATGCGTGCTATGCTGGTTAAGGGCGGCGCAAAAGAGGATGAACTCGAATGGACGGGTGCTGACAGGTTCTTCAAGGGCAAAAAGGTTACCCAGCAAGAACTGATTGATTACTTCAGAGACAATAGTGACGCAATTAGCGTTGATACTAAGATGGCTGGTGAAGGCCGCATTGGCGGTTCGATGTTGGATGATGATCCAGGGGGTGCATTTGACCAATGGTTTGAGGGGTATGTTGAAAATGACACGCCATTTGTTTCGCAAGAAACGGATATATTTACGCAAAGCATGGTCGATGACCTTTGGTATCGTGATGACGTAACGCCTGTACAAAACCTGACAGAAGAAGAAATAGCCGATCTTGCCGAGGAGACGGGCCTTACAGAGGATGAGATATTAAGGGCTGAGTTTGTATATGATGGTTCTGGCAAACCAGAACTATTCTTAGATGGGTGGGAACTGGTAGAAGCGACTGAAGGTGGGCGTGAAGAATTAGAGCGTCAAGCCTTGGAGAATTTGAGAATACGATATGTAGACGAGTTTGACAGTGATCCTGAAGGCTTTGCTGAACAATACGACATGGCTAGTTATGTCGATGAAAGTTTTGACGCAGGTAACACTAAGTATTCTGATTATTTCCCAGAGGGTGCGGAAAACTACCAAGAAAACCTTTTGCG